CCTTTTGCACGCCATTGCACATCGATACCGGATGGGAAAGTAATGTCTTTACCCAAAATATTTTTCGTACTAGTTTGCAGGCTAAAGTGTGGCATTTTTGGCATTTCTGGTTTTGGAATCTTTAATTTCAAATCACTGAAAAACCCTTTGATTTTATCAATGAATCCCTTTACTTTATCTACCGCATCTTTTATCGGATCAACGATAAATCTCTTTGCTGCATCAAATTTTTCTTGCGCTGCATTCTTTACAGAATCAAATTTTTCCCGTGCCGTATTGTACATATCATTGAACTTCTCTTTTGCAGAATTATAAGCTGAAATCACTGGATCAATAATATATTTATAAACTAGATTCCATGCCGTAAGTGTATAAGATTGGATTTTGGCCCAATTACCTAGTATCCAATTCGCTAAATCATTCAATTTTTCTTTCGTTGCATTCCACAATTCCTGAACAGGCTGAATGACATATTGTTTTACTAGATTCCACGCTGCGGAAGTATATGATTTCAATGTCTCCCACTGTGAATTTAACCAAGAAACAAGCGTACCGATCTGTTCTTTAACCCAATCCCATGCTTCTTGAACAGGTTGAGTAATATATTGTTTAAATAAGCCCCAAGCAACTTGTGCAGCAGCCTTTATAAGTTCCCACTGCGTACTAAGCCATGTGACTAATTCGCCAATTTTTGCACTTATCCAATCATACGCTTCCTGGATGGGTTGTATAATATATTGAGATATTGCAGCCCATGCAATTTGTGCTCCAGCTTGTATTAATAACCATCCAGCCTCAAGAACTGTAGAGATTAAAGAAATAATTGGATCTAAAACCGTAACAATGGTATTCCAAGTTTCTTGCCAAGATTGTACGAGTGTCCCCCATAATGCAGAAGCTGTTTCAACAATACCCGTCCACAATCCACTAAAAAATTCACCTAAAGGCGACAATATACTATTTGCTAGTTCAATGAATGAAGACCACGATTCTGAAAAATAATCAGTAATACCTGTCCAAATTTCAGATGCCGTATCAGAAATTCCCGTCCATAGATCCGTAAAAAATTGACCAATAGGTTCAAAGAATTCATTTACCATATTTAAAAAATCTGACCAAGCTCCAGAAAAGTAATCAACTGTGGATGACCAACCATCTTCACAAGTTTGAACTATGCTATCCCACAATTCGCCAAACCAATCTTTAAATTCCGACCACTTTTTTGAAAGCCAATCGGTTATTTCTCCCCAGTTTTTCACGGCCCAAATAACACCTGCAATTACAGCTGAAAGACCCAAGATAATTCCCAAAACAGGCCATAATGATAAACTCAGTGCACCAAACGCAAAAGATAACACACCTATCGCAGCCCCTATAGCTGTAATAGCAATTGTCAAGCCTGCAGAAATGGCAACAAAATCTTTAACTGGCCCAGGTAACTTAGAAAACCATTCAGCAAGATCAGAGATTCCTTTTGCAGCTTTCGGAAGAACATCTGCAGCTAAATCGGCAAGTTGTTTTCCTAACGGTTCCAGTGCTGCTTGCGTTTCTCGCAATGCACTTTGAAACTTTTGTCCAAGTGATTCTTCTTGAAGTTTTTTCATTTCATCCATACGTCCATTTACATCACCAAGTCCACCGTTTACATCAGTAAGCCCTAATACCGCTTTCGCGCCCATATCTTCCCAACGAGTGGCGAACAATCCAACACCAATTTGATTTTGTTTGACTTTGTCGTCCATACTTCCTAAATCGCCTATTACAGCTTTGAACACATCAGCGGCTGTTGCTTTACCATTGTTAAAAGCTTCCCAAACACCTTGAGTCTCTTTTGAAAGCCCAGCAAAAGCATCTGCAGTTCCTTTTGAACCGTCTTGTACTTTCTTTCCAAATTCAGCAACTGTGTCATTGATATAATCCAAATTATAAGCGCCGTCACGTGTCCCGTTTGCTAAGATTGTAAACATTTCATCCGCAGTAAAACCTGCCTGCTTAAATAACGGTGCATATTCTGAAAGGTTATCAAACAACTCATCCGAATAATTTAGACCTGCTTGAGCACCGGCAGCAAGTAAATCAAAAGTATGTTGTGTTGATAAACCAAATTGACTCATTAATTGTCCTGCACCACGTGTCGCTTCGTTTAAATCAACATCATACACTTTAGCTAGGGTTAAGACATTCTCCGATGCACCTTTTAATTCTTCATGTGGAACATCCCGCATATTTTGATAGACTTTTATCAGTGAATTATCGACCTCTTCAAGACTTTCACCAAATCCCTTTTTCCACACTTCCTTTGAAATCTTACCCAGGTTTTCAGCACCTTTTTGGGTCAATCCTAATGAAGATTGTATTTTTCTTTGCGATCTATCAAAGTCTATCGCTATACCCACGGTCGCTTTTCCGAGCTCAATTAACTGTTGCGATACTCCTTGTAGCATTTGAGTAGCTTCCATCATATTGTGCAAATCTAATTTCTTTCCTAGTTGCTCCATACCATCTGCGGCTTGTGAACCACTTTGACCGACACTATGCAACGAATTCTCAAATTGCTTCAATGTCGTTTTCGCTTGATTTAATTTCGTTTCAAGTTGCTGTACTTCTGTGGAATTTTCACCATACACACGCTTTGCTGCACTCAATTGTTGTTCTAAGTTGTGGACGACCCTATCAGTCATTTCCATTTGCTGACGTAGTTGTTTCTGCGCTAATTCCAACTTATCCGCTTCACTAGCATTTTGACCTAATTCAGCATTTTGAAGTTTGAATGAGCTTGTTAGTTTCTTTTGTTCTGCTTCAAGTTTCTTAGAATTCTCTTGTAAATCCAGTAAAGTTCCGCGTGCTTCCCTGGCTTCAATTGCTTGCTCGGAAAGACCTTCATTCACTCTTTTCATTGCATTATCAAGAGAAGTTTCAGCACGTTCTGCATCAAGCAACCTCCCGTACATCTTATTGAGTTGTTCGGCGGTTGTACTTGTGTCCTTAGACATAGCTTGATATTCAGCACGTAACATAGCTGTACGTTTCTTGGCTGCTTCCATTTGAATTTCAAGCTTCTTCTTTTCAGCAAGAAGTTTATCAGTCATTGTCGCATCTTGTCCCATTGCTGCAATATGATTTTTATATTCTTTCGCTGCATTATTCATAACCATATTGATTTGTTTCAATGTATTTGCATACTGAACTTGGCCATCCATTTTAAAATTAAGAACAACGTTTCTTTCTTTACTATTCCCAGGCATTTTCTCACCTCATTTCTTATAGGAATGGTGTTTGATCTAGCGTGTAGATTTGTTTTGTTTTCTGCTCATGTAATGCATCCGGATTGTTGTATCTGAGATGCATAATGAATTGTTTCAAAAAATGTGCAGGTGTTATTTTCCAGAAGTCATTCATACTTAAACCAAGCAACGTATTACCAACATAAAAATAAAAATCCCAGTCCAATTCGGACTGAGATTCCTCGTTTTTAGTCAGTATGTTTTTTACTTTTTTTCTTGCTTCAACTTCTCCATATCAGAAGTTTGGAAAGTTTGGCCACTGAAAATTTCGTATACAACGATGAAGATATCAGGTAAATCATTCATAGGAATGGCACCTTTCAATTCAGCTAATGTACATTCTGTACCGCCGCTACGTACCATCGCATAAATTAATGCACGCATCAATTTCGCTTCATTTTCTCCCAGGCTAAATTGACCTTTTCCTAACATATCATTCATTTCTTTTTCAAATTCATGATAGGGTGTTCCATACGCCTCTTCCACATAAGGAAAAGATTCAAAAGTGAAAATAACAGGGATTGAAACATCCTGTATCTTAATGCTGTTTCTAGTTATATTTACATTCACTAAATCACTTAAACGTGCCATAATTGCCCTCCTTATTTACCTGTTTGAGTTGTTCCACCTAGCTGCGCTAGTTGAGATTCATCACAAATTACTTGTTTTAGGAAATCTTCAGCTTTAATTCCTTTTGCCTCTGGATCACCAGTATCTAATTCAGCTTGTGTTACATCATTAAATAACAATGGATCTGCTGTAATTGTGTAAGCAATGTCATCCACAGTCATTTCATCACCTTGTGTTTTCCAAGATTCTTCTACTGGAGCAACCGTACATTTTGGATACCAACGTAATATTTTTGTTCCATCATTTAAAGGAAATACAACACCTACTGCGAACTTGGGATACGCCTTTGCCTTCGCTGTTTCAAAAGACACACCTTTTTTACGTGTTTTGGCAAAGATTTTATCTTTTACTTCACGATTTAGACCAGCAAGATTAAAAGCTAATCCAAACGCTGTATTTTTGACAATGTTAATAATTTTTTTGTTAGATGCCCACTTTGTAAAATTAGTAGAAGTAGTGGAAATCGTTAAATCAGAAATATTCGTTTGTCTATAAACGATATCCTCATAAGTTGGTAGTGCACTAGAAGTTTCATTTCCCTTCATCAAGCACAGATATAAATCTTCTATCCCTACCGAATATTGAATTTCTTTATTTTCAACTGTCATGTATATCATCCTCACATTCTATCAATTATTTTTTGTGCCATAATATCAGCAATTTTGTCACCTTCCGCATCAAAGGTATTCTGGACAAAGTGTTTTCCTTTCACACGACCCTTACCATTTGCTTTTTTATGGCCATGTTCAACTAAATACCAATACCAAGCTTCATCTTTAAACTCCACAGATACACGATCATCTTTCACAACAACCTTTAGGCTATCTCTTAAATGTGTCCGCTTGTTTTTACTGGATGCTTTGATTTTCGGTTTTAATTTACTAGCAAAATACTTTGCTGCTTCATCTAACACATCCAAACTTACTTTTTTATTCACACGTAATAGCGTATTGATATCTTCTAAGGCTTCAGCAAAACCATTGTTATTTGAAGCCATTACTGGATACACCTCACATACGTTATAAACTGCGTGATAGTGTCGTCGTTCTCGTCATAACCCATTCCATCAAATTGAGAATAAGACACGCCTGCTTCGTTAAAGACATCCTTTAATGGCTCATAATCTTTTTCAGTTCCATTTGTGATAACTGCAATTTGATAAAGTGGCATATCCTTTATAACCTTATTAGAAGCTCTTTTCTGTTGCTCATTCACAAATTCATACACAATATAAGGGTAATCTACCCCTGTAGGAGCACTATCACGAGAAACTGGAATTCCAGATTTCTTCATAAGACTTCGCAACTGTTCAAAATTAATTTGCATACGATAGTGACACCTCCATCAATCGGTCTTCTTCCTTCACATAAATGCGCTCGATATTATAAATACGGCCACCAACTTTTACACGGTAATCCTTTTGATTGTTTTCAATCTCCCGATCAATACGAACTTCAATTTTCTTTACAATTTCATTCGTATCTTTCGTTGTAAATTTATCAGTGGCCGTAACTCCAATGTTGTTATAACGAATATTACGTTCTAACGGATATCCCATCACAACTCGATCTGTTTCTGGATCAATTGTTTCTCCTAATTTAAGTAGCTCTCCTATCCATTTGAGTTTATTCGTCTTTCTCTTCATCGGCATAAACCTCCTGGACAAACATCGGTGTTAAGGCATCAAGAGCTTGTTCTAATTCTTTTTCAGCGACCCTGTAATCATAGTAAATTCCAGCGACCATAATAATTAAATACTCGGTCTGTTTGCCTGTTGCATTCTTTACATAAGTCTTTGCTTGAGTGATATAAAAAGAGAGCATGGTTTCATCCATACCCTCTTCCCAATGAATATGAGATTTTAATTTCTCAATTAATTCATTCATAATCAATTAACCTTGAGTTGCTGCTTTTACTTCAAAACGGTAAACAGCGGGTTCAAATGGAGAATAAATCAATTGACCATCTAATAAATTATAGATTTGGAAACCAACTTTATTTGTACCAGCAAATTTTTCAATCAATTTTTGTAATTCCATTGCACCAATAACATCTTGGATATGGAACGCTGAAAAATCACCAAAATATAATACTGGAACATCTGGTTTTCCTTTTACATCAGCCGCATCAGTGAATTCTACAGGATAGCCGGCAAGCGAATTACCAATACCACCCTCTACTTGTGTCATTGGACGTAGTAATGGTAATCCATCAGTAGTTTTCATTTTTTCAATTACTGTTAATGCGGCACGGTTAATAATCCAGCGACCTTTCTTCATTACTTCAGTAACAGGTGTATTCTTCATCTCAACTAATGCATCATACATTTTTTGACCTACATCCGCTGCTTTTAAATCCACTGGAACAGAAGGTGTGAACGCTACTGCTTTTTTTGCTAACGCACCAGGGTTTTCATTTCCAACATCATCACCATTAAACATAAAATTAATTTCTTTACGTACATAAGCCTTTTTCAGCTCGTCCACAACGATTTGTTCAATAGGAGCACCTGTCATTTTTAATAATTTTTTAGTAACAGTAGCAAGTGCATCGAATTCAGCTGGATCAAGTAAAACTTCATCAAATTCAATATCTGTTGCTACGATTTCATCACTATCTTTACGTTCCTTCTTACGTACATTTGCATCTGCTTTCTTAACAAGAACAGGATATTTCATATCACCTGCT